CGGCAATCGCCGCTTCGCTGGTTCCTTCCAGCGTAGAGAGAGTCATCGCCTTGACGACCATGGTACAGCAAAAGCGTATCTATACGCAGCCACTCTATCGGGTCTACCAGCCTGGCTGGACTCTTACTAGTGACTACTACAGCGCGTCGATCATCGACGTGTCGGACAGTCGCGATTCTACGGACAATCCACGGTGGCGGCAGCAAATCGCCGCTCGCACTAATGCGGCAACGCCCTTCACCGGGCGTATGTCAATCGTGGAACCTGGAAACCTGAGCTTCTACGCGAAGTATCAGGACGTGGTGGGCAATTGGGACGTATCCTTTCGTCCTGTGCCAAAACCCTCCTTCGATCCATGGGAGGCGTCAAACGCCGCGTTGGAACGGAGCCTGACTGACAATCAGGCCTCCATCGCCTTCATCAAGAAGATGAAAGCAGCCGAGACCACCTTCCAAGGTGGCGCCTTTCTCGGCGAGCTTCGCGAAACACTCGCGGCGCTCAGAAACCCCCTTAAGGGCTTACTTACGCTAACCGACAAGTACCTGCTCGCGTGCAAAAAGCATGTGAAGGGAAAGAAGCCGAGACGCGCCGGCTACATAGCCGAGGCCTTACGTGGTGAGTATCTTGCTTATACTTTCGGGTGGGCCCCCTTGGCACACGACGTCGCTGATCTGTCGGAGACGATAAGTCTTTTGCATGAGAAGCAGACAGGCGTCGAGCCTATTAGGGCCGCCATCACGAGTCGGACGCCCGTGTCGGTTACTAGCAGCTACGTGTTGGGCGGTATTTCCGGCCCTGCATCGTCGCTGATGTGTAACTTTAACGGGTATAGACAAACGATGGTCCGCTATAAAGGAGCGCTCGATGTGAGCGATCTGAATGCGGCGACTCGCCTCGGGCTGATGCCTGAGGATTTCCTGCCGACTGTGTGGGAGTTGATCCCGTTCAGTTTTGTCGTCGACTATTTCTCAAATGTCGGTGATTTTATCCTCGCTGCGTCAACCGGTACCAACCGGCTGGCTTGGGTTGTGAGAACCATCAGACAGGAGTCTTGGTGGACCCAGACGTGTACGTTCAGACCGAACGACTACGTTAAGTGGCTTGGATATGGCACTGAAGGCGATCCGTGCGTTATTTACGTCAAACGCGTCGAACGCTCCCAAGGCCTCACCCGTGACTTAGGGTGGCGCGACCTGCGTTGGTCTGTGGATCTCTCGAGATCTCAGATGATCAACGTAGCAGCGCTCGCTCCGAACCTCTACGGATTGGCTAAAGGATTGCTTTCGCGTTTCCTCTAACTTCTCATCTCGAGGTGGCACATGGCCATCAATTTGACGTCCCCGGTTACGGGAGCGCCCCAGAACGGACTCACTTCGCCGACCTACACGCATGTTGTCGACACCGCCCCTCAGGGGACCATCGGTAAGCAATATGCCGTCACGGCTCTCGGCGGGACCCAGACTGGTGTTGCCGCACACTCTGTGGCAAACCCCTTCACGACGACGTTCTTTAAGCCCGGCACTCTCAAGGTCCTCGGTGCAATCAATCCCAGCACCGGGCTCCTGAGGGCCGTTCCCAAGAACACGTACAAGTGCATCTCGCGTAAGGGCGTCCTGCCCCTCGCGGGCCAGCCGGCATCTCTTGCCATGGTCGAGACGAACATCATTGTCCCGGCCGGCTCGGACACCGCGGATCCGCTCTCCCTGAAGGCTCTGTTGTCGCTCCACATCGGTGCGCTGCAGCAGCTTTCTGCGCAGATCGGTGACACGGTACTCACGGCCATTCTTTAATCGGCCCGCACTCTCGTGAAAACTACCTAGTCAGGTGTTTAAAATGGGCGTTTCTCCCTTTGCTCTTTATGACTGTGTTGTTGATGATCTGGTCAGCTCGCGATTGCTCGCTAGCCATGACGTTGAAGCGTACCGCGCCGAGTGCGTGGGAAGCATCAATGGATTTGGCTTGCCGGACCAACAATTCGCCGCGCTCCACCTGCTTAAAGCTCTCGTTGCAAAACTAGAGCCGCCACGCGGTGGAGAAGCAGACAGAGCTGCGATCGAGAAGTTTCTCAGCGTGAACGATCTTTGCAGCGCGTTTACGCTTGATCTCGATCAGGAACTCAGGGTTGTTTTCGGTTACGCTCGTGCGCACCTCGCGCGCTGGTTTGAACCCGGGGCAAACCTGACTCTATCACAAGCAGCCATATCCGACCATGCTCGCTTCGGCCCCGGCAGCTCTGCCGGTTCAGCCGGAACTTCTTTCTACGAGAAGGTCTATGGCCCGCTGTGTGCTTCCTCAGATTTTCTTGGGCATTGGTACATGTCCGACATGCTGGCCTCAGAACCAACGGCGGCCTGTGAAAACAGCCGTCAATCAGCCTATGGGCCAGTGTCAGTGCGTAAGCACGGCAGTCTTGAAACAGTTCCGAAAAAGCGCGACATCAGCCGCACCATATGTATTGAACCTGCTGTGAACACCTACTTCCAGCTAGGGGCTGCGGAGCTCCTCACTGAGGCGCTCCGTCGTTCGACGGGCATCGATATTCCGACTCAACAAGAGCGGAACCGCATGCTTGCATCGACAGCTTCGGTCACAGGCGAGTACTTCACGCTCGACCTTAGTTCGGCGAGCGACTCCATTTCGATGGAGCTTGTGCGACACCTGTGGCCTCGGTCGACGGCCGGCTGGCTGCGGACATTGCGGACACCGCAATGCTCGTTGCCTGACGGTCGGATCATTGACCTGCATATGCTTGGAACGATGGGCAATGGTACCACTTTCGTGGTGCAAACGGCTACGTTCTGTGCTTTGCTGTGGGGCGTATACGATCACCTCGGTATAAAGCGGGTCAATCCCGTATTTGACCGCCCTGGGTCCCATGCGAATCGTGTGGGTAACTTCGGGGTCTATGGTGACGACTGCATTGGGGCCTCATCAGCCCTTCCACTGTTCGCTCGCATCCTCAAAGCGTGCGGGTTTAAGGTGAATGTAGATAAAACGTTCTGTGGCGTTGGCTTCAACGAGAGCTGCGGCGGAGACTACTACCACGGCAGAGATGTCCGTGGCGTGTACATCCGTAAAGACTTATCGGAGCTCTCCGAGAACTTCAAGGCATTTAACCGGCTCGCGGACTGGTCCGCGCGGCATGGCGTTCCCTTGTACAGGGCTCTTACCATGTTGCGCGATGCGGTTCGTGGATGGAAAATGCACCTTGTTCCACCTGGTGATGATCTGGAGACGGGGTTTCACTGCCCGCCGCCAAAACCAGTGGGACCATACAGGGTCATACTGCGCCGCGAGCGCAGACGCTGTATAGATGCGGTTGACCTTCATCTTCGCAAAAGGTGGAGTGATTCTGCGTTTGCTATAGCGTACCTGTCTGGGTGCTTTGTCCCTTATAAGGACAGAGTTTTGAAGGGTGTGAACTCTCCGGCGGCCTACTTATGACTCGTAGGTCCCGTGGGGAACAACGGCGCTTTGACCAGTATGCCATTAAAACGGCTGTCTGGCCTACATCGGAGATCATTCGGCGCTACGCGCCGGACGTCGCTGATCGATGGAATCGTCAGCTCAGTTGGCTAACCACCGACTGATCCGGGCAATGATGCCCTGAGCCCCTGAAGCACCGATTTACGTGATAGCAATATCCGCGTGAATTAGTGCTACGCCTCGCAAGG